CTTGAATGAGTTCGCCACATTCTTCCATAGTAATTACTAATGCTTCTTCATGTTTTACCAATTGTGTATTACTCCTGCTATAATAAAAAAGCAAGTAATAAAGTTTACCAATACAATTATACTTCTTAATACTGCAACTATATTGGCTTCTTTATTGTTTATTCCAGCTTTTTCTCCTAAACTTTTTGCCCATAATCTCCAGAAGGAGTTTACTCTTTTACCCATTCTATCTTCACGCCTCTGCGTGTAAGTTCGTTAATACATTTTTGCCTTAATTTAGGCTTTGTATTCTTATTGTTAATAGTTTCAAAGAGTTCATCTTTTGGAACTCCTCGCATATAAAATCTTTGAGTAACGACTTTTCCCGTTTGTCTATCTCTAACGGCTTGATCTTTTTTAAATTTTACTGGCATCTTACCTTCCTTGGCCTCGATATTTCTTATAGGATCTTCTTTTATGTTTATTCATGGTGGAAGTATCTGGACGCCGTCCTTGGCTAGTTCCCTTTTTGATACCTACATGCACACTACTAAATGCGCCACCTGATTTTGCCATTATTCTCCTATGTTATTAATTATATATTTATACAAGTGTTTCCACTTCCAGAACCTTGGAATCTCTCCATTATAATAACTGTTATGTTCATGCGCTATTAAGAGAGCGTTTAATCCAAAACTTTTTCCAACTTCTGCATTTTCTGGTTTATCTTCTACCCACCAGCAACCAGTACCTTCGTATTTTGCCAATACTTCATCTTTATCAGCTCCACATGGTAGGTAAATATGTTCGTCCCAAATTTCTTCTCCAAAGAGAAGGTTAAGGTTTTGAGTTCTTAATCTTTGAGCATATTTGTTTTCACTTAAAGAAGTAATACAATGAAACTTGAACCCATGAAGCATGTTTAATCTCTTCATGTAATATACTGCATCTCTTAGAGGTGGTAAGAATGCAATTGCGGCAGAATCGTTAAATTCTTTAACCATTGCATTACCTTGTTCTTTAGTAAGACCAAATCTTTTGCCAACATTATACTCTGAAGTATCTACTGTCTTGATTTTCTTAGTGTGATGCATCCACTGAGTGAATGAGTATTCCCAATCACATAGTACTCCGTCGCAATCTACTAGGATAATATTATCTTTCATCAATGGAACACCATTTCCTTGCCATCTACTAATAGGTGGCTGATATGTAAATTACCGATAGGATTCATAAATCCGTAACTAGGTAACCTCTTACATAATAAATCCCAATCATCGCCATCTTTCGACAAGGCCAGTTCATTGAGTTGAGAAGGTAGTGGAATCTCAACTTGAGCATCGAATTTAATCTCGCCCTTAATGATGGGATTTCCGACTATTTTTACTTTCTTCATTGTTTATCTCCTTTTAATAGTTATATTATAACTGGTTTTAAGTGGCTTGTAAAGTGTTTTATTAAAAAAAGTACCACTTTTTCGTTATAACCTATTATCTAATTCATCAATAAGACTTTCTAATCTGTCTATTTGATGGCCTTGTTGTTCTACTTTTTCAAGTAGTTGTCTAATTAATTCTATTGCTAATTCAATTCTTGCCATAATATATCTCCTAAAAATTTCCGTCGGCTCTATCAATAGTTTGTATGACAGGAGTGCCTCTGGCTTTCCACATATCGACTACTTGGTTTCTGTCATCAAAAACTAAATCAATTTTACCGAATTCTTGTTCTACTGTATCTGCTGTCTCAGCCTTAAATAAAGCATCTTGTATGAAGCAATCATCTGGCCTCATAAAGATAATTGGCTGATCTATTCCAATAAATTCTTGTATTTGTTTTGTAGTAATATCTCTTTCTCTATTCATTCTTGCTGTAAAGAAAACAACTACATCACCAGCATTGTGGAACTCTTTAGCTTTATCACATACCCACTGAATTGGTGTATCAAACTTGGCATGTTCTCTAAACGCATTCCAGTCTTTTTTCTGAGACCCATCAACGAAATGCCTTCTGTGATTTACATCAACTATGGTTCCGTCTACATCAAATACTATAAATTTTCTTTCTTTCATAGGTATATTATATTATAACCTAGGGTGAATGTAAAGAGGTTTTTTAAAAATTTACAATATTGTTACATGATTGTAACATAAATGTAACATTACTTAAAGTGTCTATTGATAGTTTCTAACTTATCTTCTGCCTCTGCTATCTTGGCAACTTGTGTTTCTATTGCTTCTACTACGTCAGGGTGTTCACCAATACCAGCGGCGTTTCTTGTATATACCATTACGTTTGCTTTGGCTACTTCAATCTCACCCTGTAATTTAGCAATAAGTGCTTTTAACATATGATTCATCCGACAAACTCCTCTCCTGGGTTCCATTCACATCCAGTTAAACCACCAGCCTTAAGTGCCTGTAATGTTCTTAATACTTCTTTTGCATTTCTGCCTGTGTCCAATGCATTAACTGATGCATGTTGAATCACTCTATCTTTATCAAAGATGAATGTTGCTCTATAACAAACACCTTCATCTGCATTTATAATACCTAATTCACAAGATAAATCTAAACCACAATCTGCGGCAAGTGTATGATTAATATTACCGATTAACTCATTATCTTTTTTCCAAGCTAATTTACAGAATTCATTATCGCCACTAATACCGATAACTCTTGCTTCATCCGTTAGCATGTCCATTCCAGCAATCTCTGTTGGACAGATAAAGGTAAAATCTTTTGGGTAAAAGTAAACCACAGTCCAATCTGGCTGATGTGGCGTATAGTTTTCTTCTACATCTACTCTCACAAATTCGTTTCTTGCATTAACTCCCTGCAGTGAGAATGTGGGGAATTTTTCACCTACTCCTAGCATTTATATCTCCTATTTTCCAAATACATTTTCAATACGTTTTTCTTCTTGATACTGATTAATAGTATCCCATAATTTATCGACCCAGTTATCTCTGTGCTCGATAAAAACCTGTGGGTCTTCGTTATCAACTGCAATCATAATAACTAATTGCGTGATCGGCATCCCTGTTCTTTCTTCCCACATTATTGCGTATGCACAACATTGTAAGAAATATCCTGTAATCCATTCTTTCTTCTTTGGTTTACGCGATGTTTTATAATCTATAATAGAATTTTTACCATTCCATACTCCGACGCAGTCTACTCGTCCTGCCATTTCTAAGTGTTCTGAATATAAAGGCGCCTCTTGAGCATATACTTTATCTAAATTATTATCCAGAATAGTCTTAACATCTTGAAAGGATTGGATAATATGTGGCATATAACCTTCAGCATAGTTCGGATCATTATCTACATATTTTTCAAGTATTGCGTGGACGGCTGTACCTCTACTAGAGGCAACTCTACTGATCTTGTTTGCCTCTTCTTCACCAACTCGCGCTCTCCACGCTTGTATGGCCTCTCTACTTAATATAGAGAGTACTGTTGTAACACTTGGGTACTGTTGGCCGTCCGGCGTCTTATATACCCTTCCTTTTCCTTCGGAAGTGTCTGCTTTTAAATCGTCATAACCTAAGTCAATTGGTTCATGTATAAAACTCATAATTTGCCCTGATCTACTAAATCTTTTGTCATTAAGAAATCTCTGACTAAGCCTGATCTTACAATATCTTCCCATGTAAAATTAATAATGTCAAAGTATTTCATGTGTCTAATTATATACAAAAATCCATTTAGTCCTTCTTTATCTTTTTCAGTTCTAAAGTCTGACTGGTAATGGTCACCGCAGACTAAAATTTTTGTATCTTCTCCAAGTCTTGTAATGATTGAACATAGTTCGTGATAATTACAGTTTTGTGCCTCATCAATTATAACAATTGCATTTTTAATAGTAAGACCTCTAATATATGATGTGGTTAGATATTCAATCTTTTTATCGTTTACTAATTTATCCCAGGCAATTGATTCATTAAATAATTCTTCTACGATAGCCTTATATGGTGCTTTGTAAGCCTCTTCTTTCTCTTCTAGTGTTCCAGGTAAGAATCCCATATCTCTAGTTGGTACTGCTGATCTTACAAACACAATCTTTTCATAAGGAGTATTTTTATCTAATACTTCCTCTAGGGCAAGATACGTTGCAATAAATGTTTTACCCGTACCTGCTGCACCCATAAGTGCGAGGTGTTGTCCTGCCTTGTAAGATTTAAAGGCATCTTTCTGGGCAGAAGTCCAAGGTTCTCTTTCAATAAGGTGTTCTATTCTTAATTTGGTTGGTCTGAATTGATTACTCATTTAGATCGGATCCTATGTCTATCTTTGGGTGGCATACCACTCTTAATTCTATCTTGTACTTCTTTCCAGCCGTCTCCAGCTCTTTGTAATGCACCTTGTCCTCCTTTTGAACTAAGATTAGGTGCTGATAATATTACTCTTTTTAAATCTGGATTATCTTTTAAGAAATTATCATATTCAGATAGTGATACGTTAATTTCTTTTACTTCTCCAGTTTTTTTATTTTCAAAATCATATAGTGGCATGTTGAAACCATCCTGGGACTTCTCTTTTAGTCCACTCCATTTTAAATCTTTCTTGTTTTGTTTTATAAAATGCACGATAAGATTTTACTGGGTCTGTAAACATGCATTCTGGATTAGAACCCATCGCCAATTTAAAAGGAGTATAATCACCAATAGGTATATTCTTAGGCAGAAGACCTAGTTCTAGTCCTAGTAATTCTTCTGTCTTATGTGTCTTACCATATCTGTATGTATATTCCCTACATAAGGCAACAAAATGTTCATAATGCCATCTGTAGTTTGATGAGGACTCTCTGGTCCAAACTGTACATGGATGATTCATGTGGACAGCCTTATATAATAAGTTTTCTCTGCGATCATCTAACTTCCAATATTTGACCATAGTCTTACCTGACTTTGATGGCCTAGTTTCTGTGGTTCCGTCAAGCATTCTGTGAACAGTAGATAGCATTTGTGCTGACTCTACTATCATTTTAACTACGTGTTTATCGCACTGATCTTGTGCAGCTTTGACTGGATCTTTATGTAAAACAAATATATTCATAATCTAGCTCTTTTGTATATTGTAATGTATATTGTAATGTATATTATACTACAATTAAAAGAAAAAGTAAACCCCTTTTTGAATTTATTTTCGCTAAGGGATTTACCTTTTTCAATTGACCTCCTATTTAACTGGCAGCTTGCATGTACCGAATTGTTTCTGTCATATAATCTATCTTTTTCTGCATCTTATATGCCAGATCGGACTTGCCTCTCTTTAATAATCTTCGTTGATAATATAAAGTCTCGCGTTTATCGCGTTTTAGACGTTCAATTTCTCTACTCATATTAAGCTCCTTTAAATAAGTTGAAATTAAAAACATCATATAGAGCACTCTACTTTGTTATCAAACCAGGAAATGCATCCTGACAAAGCTTCTTAGTGATGCCAGTATATTTCATTTTCTTGTCTTTCGCCAATACTAACATTTCAGCCTCTGAAGCATGTAATGACTCCAATAGCTGAATAAACATTCTTTCTCGTTTGATTGTGCCAACTGCTCGACCGGTCGGTCCGTTAAAGAAAAACTTAAATTGTTTATACTTTTTTTCCAATCTAGTAATTTCTTTACCTTTTGGCGCATCGTCTTTCTCATAAGGAGGAGCTCCTTCTGGTAAAAGACATTGAATTGCATCATCATAATTAATTCTGATAATGTCCCTTAGGGCAGGATTACTTTGGTTCTTTCTAAGATAGTCTACCCTTTCCTTCTTAGTTTTTAATTTACTAGCGTTTTCAAACACTTCACTTAGCAATAATTTCATTGTTATAAAATTCCTCCACTACTTCAATCAATAATTTGCATCTTTTCTTAATAAGATAATTTAAAACTTTCATTCTCATTGGAAGTTTCTGTTCATTATAGTTATTTATAATGTTAGATTGTATATCCTCAGGAATCTCCGATAAGTCTATAAGTTTTTTGTTTCTTTGATAGTTTCTATACAACTCGTCTGGCATAATTCTTCTTAGGTCTTCTGCGTTTTCTATCCACTGATCAATTCTGGTTTGTCTAAGTGGAGTTTGTTTTGCACCTTCTGTAATAAAAGTATCATCAGCTGATAATACATTTGGTACTCCATCTCCACCATCGCCTCTAAAGATATGATTCCAAAGATATGTGATTGGTGAATCATCTTTGATTTCTTTCTTTTGAATAGGGCTAAATTGTTTTACGTTGCTGTATCTTTGTAACTGAATGAAATCTTTATCTGATGATACAATCATGACTGGTTCATGTTGGCCGAATTCTTGGGTTTGCATTGTAAGAGTACCAATAATATCATCGGCCTCACAGCCCTCCATGTGTAATACTTTATATGGTAAATTCTCTTGGATTTCTTCTCTGACTAAATTAAGGATTCTAAAGATTTCATTCCAATCTGTGCCTTCATCTTCACTTCTACCCTTTCTTCTATTTGCCTTATACTCTGGAAAATAATCTCTTCTCCAAGTATTCATGCCATCTGCACAGATCACCATTTGGCCGTATTCTTCTCTGTATCTTTTATTGTACATGCGAATACTGTTTAGTATCATGTGTCTTATCATATCCTCATCATTTAGTTTTTGCACTATGATGTTGGATAGTGCGATCTGACTATAATCAAGTAGTATCATTATCTGGTTTATCCTTAGCGTGTTCCGCTTGCATTTTCTTTAATTTTATATACGCTTTATCCATATCTTTATGGAGTTTATGTGGAATTTCAATGTATCTCAGTAACATGGCATATATTAGATTTGCAACAACATATGCATCTCTTGCTTCTGGATACTGCTCGTCGTGTATATCAAACCCTTCAAGCCATCCATATTGCATATACTCTATTTCTGACGCCATCATATTAATCAAGTGTTGAGATATCTCAACGGATTCTTGTGTAATAGTATCAACAAGAGTATCGTGGTTACCGTGTTCATCTTGTGTTATTTCTTTTCCTGTTGGAAACTGTAGTAACTTTCCCATAATAGTTATATTATACTACACTTTTTTAGAAAAGTAAAGTGTTTTTATAAGTTTTTTACAGATTTACCACCAATTCTACAATTAATGATTCCGTTATAATAATCGTCTGTTAATAATACATCTCGGTCAAACTGTTCTTTTGCTTCCATATATGCACACTCACCTTTAGTTTTACAAAAGTGTAATATCTCCCTTGTGAAATTTTCTTGGCCGTATTTGTCGATATCTTCTTGGAGATGTTTACTTGATCCCCAATATTTTTGCCAGTCTGATTCAACTAACATTCTTTTACGGCGCTTTCTTGTTTTGGTGATTGGTAGGGTTTTGCGACTCCAAAAGAATTTCTTCCCTACATATTTTTGATTGGTCTTGGTGTTTGTTATTAGGTAAACAAACCCATATGCGTCTTCGTGACTGAATCCCTCTGGGAACTCCCACTCTTTGCCTTCGTATAGCCATACTGTACTCATACTCTTATTTAGTATTCAAAATTTAACTCTGAATGATCCTCATCTGAATCATCTGTTGCAACACCACATACTGGACAGAAAGGATCATCTGGCTTATCATCATCTGGAAAATAGATTTTTGTTTGTGCATAGCAATACTCGCAATCGTGAGTATACCAATGAGTGGGTTCGGGCATGTGATCTCCTTATCCTAGTTTTGCCTTTAGTTCGTTATATCCACCAATCTTATCTCCATCAACAATAATCTGTGGAAAAGTTCTGGCAGTAGGAAATTTTTCCATCATCTCCTCTCTATTAAAGTCTGTACCAAAGGATTGATATGTATATTCAACTCCTTTTTGTTCACATAATTGTTTTGCCATATCGCAATATGGGCATTGTGGTTTTCCATAAATTTCTATCATTTCACTAATTCTCCTATAATATACATTGTTCCTAACATAAATCCAATTAATAATACCTGCAATATAGATACTCCAATTATAATTTTGCCCGTTAGGTTAGCCCAATAAGTAAGTTCTCCGTCTATCCATTCTTTCTGTTCTTCTGGAGTACAATCACGAGGCTTGGCAAATAAAAATTCTAATTGTTGTGGCATTATAAACTAAGTCCTTTTAAAGTTGAATCATCAACATCTTGTTTAACTCCACCAACCACGTAGGAACTAATTTCGGTTTCTTGTGGTGCAACTTGGACGTTACCACCACCGATCCATTTTTCCGTCCATGGAAGTGGGTTCATTTTAGATACTGTATAAGGACATGGTAATCCAATCGCCCTCATTCTTTTACAGCCTATCCATTCTATATAGTCTTTTAGAATATTACAGTTAAGGCCAATCATTGAACCATCTCTAAAGAGATAGTCTGCCCAGGCTTTTTCTTGTTCTATAACGGATTCATATAATGCAATTGCCTGTGGTTCTAATTGTTTGGCAATCTTTTCAAAGTCTTTATCTTCTTTGACTAATTGTTTTAGAATTGTAGTTGTCGATGCAAGGTGAACATTTTCATCACGAGCAATAAACTTAATAATCTTTGCATTTCCTTCCATCTTTTTAAGTTCTGCAAATGCCCATGAACATGCAAAAGAAACATAAAAACGTACACCTTCAAGAGCATTGGCACTTAACATGGCCATATAAAGTGATCTCTTGTGATCCATCTTATTAGTAGGGCCATTATTATTGTCTATTAGTTCATCATAATATTGTGCAATATCATTACCACATTCTAAAATTTCTTTTACGTCCAATAGATTATCGAAGACAGTAGAAGGATTAGCATATATATTCCTAATGATATGAGTATAAGATCGTGAGTGGATAGTTTCAAAGAAACTCCATGTTTCAATCCAGTTTTCAACTTCTGGTAGTGATGCGATAGGTAAGAACGCCATATTAGGAGCTCTGCCTTGAACAGAATCCAATAATATTTGCCTTTTAAGGTTAGATGTAAAGATGTGTTTTTCATGGTCGGTTAACCCCTCGAAGTCTTTTTTATCTTTTGAAATATCTACTTCCTCTGGTCTCCAGAAGAACCCTAATTGCTTTTCAGTTATCTTATCCAACTGTGGATATTTTAACATATCAAATCTTTGCACATCTACTGGTTCATCTAAAAACATAGTTTTATTTAGATGTGATTTTTTATTCTTACTTAACACTGCCATTAATATTTACCCTACTATTCCTAATTTATAAACTGTTTTACCATTTTCTTTTAAGGCAGTCATTGTCTTCTGCCTGTTTTCTTTATAATTTTTATATGATACATGAACCCATCCACTATCTGGAATACCACGTGTATGGAATTCTAAAATAAGTTGATCAAACTTTAGATTATCTCTAATCCATTCTGCAAGTTTAACATTGGATACTCCCGGCACTTCTATATCTACTGCCTCTCCTAAACAATGTTGTGATGTTGCTGATCCACCTACTGCTCTATTAAGTGCTGGGCCACGATAACCAGAATTAATTACTGTTGGTCCAAAGTGATCTCTTACGGGCTGTACTACCCATTTAAATAGTTCTTTCGCATTACTCAAGTGTGTTCTATTAGGTTCATTATCTAAACCCAATCTAGTAGCAGTCTGCGATTTTGTAAACTCTTGAAGAGTAAAATTCTTCGATAGTTTCATTATACTTCCTTTCTTTATATTTTACAACTATCGCAGTCTTCTTCATCTACGATAGCTTGTTCGAGTTCTGGTAACTCTTCTTTCATTTCTCCCGCACCATCATAAGTGTTGAAGTAATAAAGTTGTTTCAATCCATATTTATATGCTGTAACCAAGTCTTGTAACATTACAGACATTGGAATTTTATTATCCTCATAATGTTCTGGATTGTAAGATGTGTTAACACTAATGCCCTGGTCAACATACTTCTGTAATATAGCACATATCTTTAGATATCCATCTGGAGATTGTTGATCCCATAGAAGGTCATACTTGTTTCTAAGATAGTGATAACCTGGAACCACTTGGGCCAGAACACCGTCCTTAGATTGTTTGTATGATACTAAAGCACGTGGTGGTTCAATACCATTTGTACTATTAGATATCTGTGCAGATGTTTCGGCAGGCATTAATGCCATGAGAGTGCTGTTTCGGATTCCCGTATCTTTGAGTTGAGTTCTCAGCTCGTCCCACGGAAGTCTTTCTTTATGCTCTATTAAATTATCTATTGCACTCTTATATGTAGTATTTGGTGTATCTCCAAACGCGTATTTTGTCTCATTATTTAAAGGTATTTTGCCTTTTTCTTTGGCTAAATCTGCAGATGATTTAATTAGATAGTAACTCCAAGCCTCTGCATATTCATCTACTATTTCAAATGCTGATTCATCATATTTAAGTCCACGTTTGGCCAAGAAGAATGCAAGGTTGATGATACCAATTCCAAGAGGTCTTCTATTCATAGTAGAACTTGCCGCTGCAAGAATTGGATAGTCTTGATAATCTAAAAGTTCATCTAGTGCTCTTACTGATAAATCACAGTACTTTTCAAATTCACTAGGATCATTAATAAGACCCCAATTAATTGCCGATAGAGTACAAAGAGATATTTCTCCATTACCATCTCCCATACTCTGTAAGGGTTGAGTTGGTAAATTAATTTCACAGCATAGATTAGATTGTTTAATAGGTGCAAGATCCGGCAAGAATGAACCATGATCGTTTGCATGATCTACATTCATCACATATATTCTACCAGTATCTTTTCTTTCTGTAAGTAAACTCTGGAATACTTCTAGCGCTGGAATAGTTTTCTTTCTAATACTATATGCTCTTTCATACTTTTCATATAGTTCTTTGAATTTATCTTGATCATTAAAGAATGCCTCATATAACTCTGGGACATCATTAGGATCGAACAGAGTTATATTACCACCCTCTAATAATCTTTCATACATCAACTTATTGAGTTGGAATGCATAGTCCATGTGACGGACTCTTGTTTCTTCTGTGCCTTTATTATTCTTTAATACTACTAGGTCTTCAAACTCATAATGCCATATTGGTAGATATACTGTGGCCGCTCCACCTCTCACACCACCTTGACTACATGATTTAACAGCTGATTGGAAATACTTTAGAAATGGAATTAATCCCGTATGTACTACTGAACCATCTCCAACTTTTGCACCTTCTGCTCTAATTCTACCTGCATTAATCCCGATACCTGCTTTCTTACTTATATACTTGACAATGCTTGAAGCAGTAGAATTAATACTATCAAGACTATCATCAGATTCAATAAGTACACAGGATGAAAACTGTCTCGTTGGTGTACGAACTCCAGCCATGATTGGAGTAGGTAGTGATATATAAAATTGAGAAATCGCATCATAATAATCCTTAACGTACTTCATACGTGTTTCTTTTGGATAATTACTAAAGAGAGTTGCTGCTACCATCATGTATAGCATTTGTGGAGTTTCATAATGCTCTTTAGTTTTTCTGTCTTGAACTAAATACTTACCTCTAAACTGTTCCATTCCTACGTAGGTAAAAGTATCGTCTCTGTCGTGTTTAATATATTTGTCTAGTTCATCAATCTCATCACGACTATAACTCTTCATAATATCGCCATCATAAACGCCTCTACTTACATTCTCTATAATTAACTGTGCAAGTGGCCAAGGTTTATAATCTCCATAAACTTCTTTTCTTAATTTATAGGAGATCAGTCTGGCCGCAACGTATTGATAGTTAGGTGTTTGTTCTGAAATAAGTTCTGCTGCGGACTTAATGAGTAGCTCATGGATATCATAAGCTGGAATTTTATCGTAAAGTTGGATGTTGGCTTTCAGTTCTACTTCTGACATTGATACGCCAGTAATATCTTCAGTCGCCCATTCTAAGACCTTGTGTACTTTTTCTAAATCAAAATCTTGACTTTCGCCATTTCTTTTAGTGACTTGTATAGCCATAGTGTTAGTGCCTATCATTATATTTCTCTGTTATAATAGTATATATTATACTACACTTTTACGTGCTTGTAAATACTTATTTACTATTTTTTTCTAATTTTTCTATACGCTTAATTAGAACTTCATAATCCTCAAAACAACATAATGGTTTTGGCGGATGTGAATTAGCCTCAAGAGCATCTAACCTCGCGGCGGCGTGAGGGTATTGTTTACGAAACTTAGCATCTTTCTTCATTATTTCAAGTTCATATTTTTCTGCAAAGTGTTGCATAAATCTATCGACTTGTTTTTGAAACCAAATACCAAGTGTGGTCCCCTGGAACCATTGGTAGAAGGAACTACCAATGATAGAGGAGAGTATTGATTTAAGTGAAAGAATAAGTAGCCAGTACATTACTTATCCTTCCTACTTAACTTGTTGATCGCCTTTACATATTGTGGCATACCGTGATCTACAATTCCGTCAAAGAATTTAAATCTTTTCCATGAATTACCGATACCTGCAAGAAAGTCACCCCATGTAGGTTTTTCTTGTTTATCTCCAAATCTATTAAAGTAAATCATTTTGCCATGATGTCTAAATCCTAACCATGCAGGTGGGACTCTACATACTATATCATTATTGTTCATAAATCTATAGTGTGGACATTTGATATGTCTAATAAATTTAGGGCCACCAACTCTTGGTGAACCAAAGGTAAATAATTCATGTGGTGTATATCTAGTAGCAGCGATTGTCGCCATTGCAGCACCGAGTGAATGTCCTGTCATATAAACATCTTTTCTAACCTTTAATTGGTCGTTATGTTCAATTTCTGCCAGTACGTCCATCCATAAGTCATTAACTTCTTTTTGGAATCCACCGTGTACTTTACCACCTGCTACTGCGGCTTGTTTGATCATATTAAGATCAGCCATAACATCATTTAATTTTGATGGTTCTGTACCTCTAAAGGCAAACCATAAATCGTTTCTATCTTTGGCTACTAATACTTCAGCACCATCCCTACTAATTAACTTTACCCATGCAAATCCTAATTTCTTTGCTGCTGTAATAGCAGGTTTCTCATTCATATAAGCAATTGCAGATAACTTAGCTGCAATAACTGCTCGTTCCCATTTACTCCTTTCCACTTTCATTCGCGTTGACGCCATCATTTTCCTCCACTTTAATTTCAATTGCTGCACCTTCTTCATCATTAATGGTTACATTCCTATAATAAACGATCACCTCTCCGAGTTGACCGATATACCTTTTAATTTCTTGTGTATTAAAAGCCATAAGTTCATAATCTTCAGCAGTCATAGCAAAGAATACAACGTCGCCTCCATGCTGTCTTTTAATATCATCAATAAATTTGTCGAGATAAGTATAACCTTCTGGATATACGTCCTCTCTGCCTAATTTACAATCTGTTTCTCCCAGTTCGTTCTTTAGACAATTTTCAATAATAGTAGCATCTGATACTACATACCATCTTGGTTCTTTTAAATCTAGCGGCCTTGGCATGGTAGGTTGTACAATATCTAGCTGTATTGGCTTTGTAATAATCTCTACTTCCCTAGGCTTTTGTAGCATTGAACAGCCACTAATCGTTAAGGCTAGAAATACGAACGCTATCTGCTTCAATCGCATCGAACACCTCCTTAGTTGCTGCATTGGCTCTGATCTCAATAAGACCAGGTTTTGCACTTGCTAGTTTTGCAATATTGTGTCGTCTGAATGTATCTAAATATTCATTCATCTGTATTTCATATTGCTGATTACTTTGTTGCAAACCTCTAAGAGATTCCGTAGTTCGGGATAGGTTTGCTTGAATGGCTTGAATAGCGGCTTGTTGTTCTTGATCTCTAATTTCTTGAGCAGTTATAACTTGTAACTGTTCTTCTATTTTATTTTTCATTGGAATAACAGCAAATGTATAATAGAGATATGCCGCTAATGACATTGCTCCTATAATTCCAATAAATACTTTACTTAAACCCATAATATACCTTTCTATAATCTAGCTCTTAGTATCTAATGACTTTAGATTCTGTTTCTGAGCATTCAGTTCTTTTTTGGCCTCATTCGCTTTTCTTCTGGCCAACATTCTTTCTACAAATTTTCTACCTTCTTTAGTTCTACCATCATAACGTGGTGCTTCTTTTTTATTCCTTTCTTTATGTTTCTTATGGGCATCGGGTGGCATTGCATCTGAAGGCATTGATACACCGCCATGAGCTACTGAATTAGCAGCTGCGTCTTCCCACATGTCTTTGAATCTTTTCATCTTATTAAATTCCTATTACTTATATATATTTTTTGTGCAGTCTGTATATGATGCACTTCGTAAATATTCTGTTTAAGACATTGACCAATTGGTTCTAAAAATTCATCAACTCTTACTTTAGTCTTTGCCTTTGCAATAATCTCACCAGTCTTTGGTGAAGCTATATCTTCAGTTAAACTGTATATACCTGGTTTTAATTTATCATCTTCTTGGAACCAAGTATTCTCTTCTAACATATCTTTTTCAATATCTCCTAGTATCTTAGTAAGCACACTTTGTAACGCCTCTTCTGACATTCCTGTTTGTTCTTTAATAAGAAACAGTGCCGCGGCATAACTAGCTAACTTAGTTTTACCAAATGGTAATTTACCAAGAATTCTTTTTATATTAAATACTAACCTATGAAAAACAGTATATGCTGATTTCTCTTCAGGAGTAGAGGCTTTCTTTAATTTCTTTCCATTCTCGTCTACTAACCCTAATTCAAAGGCTTTTGACTTTTCCCATGGCGTAGTAAGTAACCTTAAAAATCTAAAGGCGTATACTAAATCACCTGTTCTTGATAAAACTCCCATCTAAATTTCCCTTAATACTTTAATAATATATGGATCCATAGGTACTTTTAACCATTGATCTTCTTTTAAATAATTAAGAAATACTAAGAATGGTTTTAAGTAAGGAAAGTGTTCTTTCTCTACTTTAAATTCAATCATTCTAGTAGCATTTTCTATTCCAAATACATTGTATATAACTATTAAGTGATTTAGAATTAACCTTTCTTGTAAATCATCATGCATCTCATATCGACTTAATAGTCGTTTTACATATTTAAATCTGTTTAAGTCCTCCTCGAATTCTTCTACATCAATACATTCAGGATTGTTGTAGTTATTCATCGCAAAGAGCTTAAAATTTTTATTTGTCAATGTATCAAATACTTTCATCATATATTATATATACCTGTGGTATAATATATTAGTCTGACTCGTTATCAGCTTTGTAGTTCTTGTCTACGTAATTGAAAAATTCTTTTCTTTTCTCTTTATCAAGATCTGCTGGAGAATCAGCACCAAACTTTTTCAAAGCTTTTGCAAAGAATTCTTTGTACTTATCTTCATCAGATAATACTTTCTTTTCTTCTTTGGTTACTGTGCCGTCTTCCTTCTCACCAGACTTCTTAACAACATGCTTGTCTTTAAATTCTTTTTCGCCTTTTGCTCTTGGCTCTTCTGGTGATTCCATTTTTGGTTTTTCGTGTACGTATCCTTTCTTAGCATACTTATCGTGTTCAGCCTTATCTTTGACTTCCACTTCGTCTTTGCCGTCTTTTGAATACATTGTATGAGGATATTTTACTTCCTCTTTTTTAACTTTCCCTTCTACTACATCTGTTACAGTTGCAGCAATGTCCAGGGTTATTTTATCATTTAGTTTCATGTTTCCTCCTGTTAGTGCATGAACATCATTCCAGTAATCCCTGTGGCTGCTGCCGCTATGACTACCCAGAATATTTTATTAATTATATTTACAGTTTGGGCATTGTCCCTTACCATATTTTCTAATCTATCTACTCTATTTATAAGAGTTAGAATCTGCTCTCCTTGTTGTTTACCAAAATCGGTCAAGGTTGTTATCTTTTCTTCTGCCCTGGCCAGTGCAATAATGGCTTCAGACATTTGATCTATCTTTTGTTCTATTCTATCTAAACGTGCTGACTGTTCAGCTCGTTGCTGTTGTGCCGTTGCCATATTTTACTACCCTGCATTTTAGTGGGGTTACCCCTTTAATTAATCTATGGTACTCTTCTTTTTTAACATTAAATACCATTCCTTGTTTTAATAACCATGGTAAACAATTCTGTATCTGAAATTGCCAACCTTCTCCCTCTAATATTTCTATTTCTCTGTCTTCCATATCACGATGCCAAACAAACTCGCTATCATCCCTTGATGGATCAAAATCCCTTATCTCTCCATCTTCCCAGTAGGGTTTACCAAAAGTAATTTCCACCACCCTTTAATCCTAAGTCTTTAGCATAACGAGGTAATCTACATGCCCAATAACCTGACGACATTTTATCTGTCTTTGTATCGCAGTTATGTCTGGCAGCAAAGGATGCAGCTGCACCTCTATCGTTAATTTTACTGGTGAGGCCACCCTTGGCATCACCAAATTCTATTTTCTTTACATTACCCGTTTTAGGGTTCTTTACATAAACAACATATTTCTTTTTACCGCTCGATCTTTTTGGTGAGTTAAGTTCCACTTCTCTACCATCATATTCGGCTTCTGTTAATTCAATCATTGGTTGTTCTAGTGGGACATGCTGTCCTTCATAGATTCCAAATCTTTCTTCTATATGTTCTAAAAAACTATGCATCTTATTTCCTTTTTGGCCCAGGTATTTGACTTTTTATCCATTTTTGTGCTATTGAATTTTCTGGTGGTCTTGCGGCCCATGCCTTAATATCTTTATACGCTTCTAAACTTGATCTTTCAATATCAGCGCCTTCTGAGTTATCTACCACTGTTAATCTATTACGGAAAAGTCCTTGAAATTTACCGATATTATTTTGTACTGACTTCCACATACGTTCTACATCATCTGCTGGAAGTGATCTTGGTCTTTCATCGTTTCTTTTTAATGCTGTTTCTAAATCTGTATTAACAAAAATCATGTGAACTGCATAACCTAATTGTCTTAATTTTTCCACATTCTTTTTAATTTTACCATAGTCTTTGCCAGTACCATCTATTACTACCCCAAGTCTTCCTTCTAAAGCACGTTCTAACTTCTTACCTGTAATTGCTTTAGCCTTATCTCTTAGTGCTTGACCTTGAGCAGACATGATATCTTCTGGATCCATAGTAAGACCAGCCTTTGTT